TGTTTCTGCGCAAGAGCCTGGTTAATATCGTTATTCAAATTAGCCTGTTCCTGCTCATCCAAAACTACCTGTATCATCACATCAAATGCCATTTTACCTAAGTCATCGGTTGCCTCTAACTTCAGGTTCTCAATCTTATCAGTTCCCAAAGCACGTCCATACCCGTCATAAGATAATACGCCATACTTTTTGCCGAATACCAACATATCCCAAAGCATGATTTGCACCAATTTAGCCACCCGTTGCTTGCTGTTTAGGAACGCATCATATAGAAAATTGCTTGCCGACTGTGCTATTTGCTTAGCGTTCTGCATAACTTCTTTACCTACCGCCTGATTGCTTATCTGCCCCGAAGCAAGCTGATTATCGCCAACAATCCTGCTAAGTATGTCATAGTGCATATTCCACTGGTTCATTAGCTGATCCAGCTTTGATGAGAATGGCACATTTGCAGGTTCAATGGGCGCTTTCCTTTGCCCATCACCGTCATCTTCAATAGATTTATAGTATTGAATACCTGTTTGCTTGTAAATCTTATACAATTGGAACGGGGTCAAATCTGCCATTCCTTCACCCAAAGTTATATCGCTCATAAAAGCAATATCTACCTTAAATCCATCAGGGGCGGCGGATGCGATTATCTTCTGTTGTTGCAGATAAATTAACTGCATCATCTTAATGGACGGTATCATAGCTTCTGCCAATGGTTTATTACCTAATGCGCTATTGTCGGGCATATAGATAACGTAGGGCGAATACACCTCTGTCAAATTCTTTTCGGGCTTAACCATGTTCTTTGATAACCCCCATTCAAGCAGGTAATCGGTATCTGTTATCCAAACGCCTGTATAGGTGACCTCGTAAGCAGGGCTGTCTATATACTCCTTTTCGGGCACTTTAGCATACTTTCTATTCAGCACTTCTTTACCGAACCTGTCCTGCTCAACGGAATAAGTAATGTTATTTAGCGTTTTCAGGTAAAGTATAACGGTGCTAACCCGGAAGTTGTCATAGGGTCTTGACGGGGAGTTGGTAAAGTATTCAGACCATTCAAATGACCATGTATCGGGGTTATTATTCTTGCCCCGTTGCGATTTAGCTAATTCAAATAGTTTTTGCTCTGATACCTTGCTTGGGTACTTTTGCCTAATATCCATGATGGACATAAAATATATCTCACCCATGAATTGCCAGTCACGCCAGTCGTAATATTCGCTCGATGAGGCGATGAAGTTTTCGGGGCGGACATTACGTATCTTAACCCTTGAGTTGTTGTCTACCTCAACCACGCTTACCAAATAGCCTGCGCAAATGGTGTCCATCAGCGACCTGTCCTTTATTACGCCATCAAAGTCATTTTCATAAAAAACAATCTCGATACCGTTTTCCATCAATACTTCTTCACGTTCTTTGTAGTTGAACCCGTACTCCATATCCACCTCGTTCTCATCTTCGGGGTCGTCGTCCTTGAACTGCTCAATATTTACTCCGCTTTCATGCTGAAGTGTCGCTATGCGCTGTTTCTCCATCATTTTGAAAACGTCGTTATCCCTTGCTGTTTTCTTTTTATCCTGCGTAAATGGGTCTATGGAATTGCAAACAACTTTTTCTACACGCTGATTATACCTGTCTTTAATCCTTGCTATAAACGGCATAGCGATAGGTAACGGGTCAAAAATAAGGTTGATAACAGACATTTCACCGTCAACGTCGAGTATGTCCATATACTCATCCATTGGCTGTTTACCCATCATAAACGCCCTATTGTAATCGAACCTTTGCTTTCTTGCCGCCCTGCTTTCCCCGCTGAATGAGCCGTTATTCCAACCATCATAAGTTGCTTTCATAAACTGAAGTCCGTATTGGGCGGTTCTTTTGACATCATCCGGCTCAAGCGGATTCGGAAAAGTGGAGTTTTCTGACATGAATACAAATATAAAATATTTTTGGAATAGCAAAGGATAAATCGTAAATTGCGTCTAGCAACACGAGAATTTATGGAATTAATAAAACATCTTTACGGGTTAGCCCGTACTTTAAAGTCTATTCAGGTAGATACTGAAACAACCCAAATAAAGCTATCATCAGTCGATATAGAACTCGACTATAACGACTATAACCATATCGAACATGAACTACATGCGTCTTTGAAGACCTATGAATTTAAGTATATTGAACCAATAACTGTATATTATAAAGGTAGAGTTAAGGGATATATCCGTGTAAGTATAGACGGGATGACTTTTAATATTTATAAAAAAATTGAGGGTTATGATGTGTCAGAAGTTAAGGTTAAGAAACCTTTTAGTAGATTTTGGTAATTATGAAAGCAAAAGATATTCACTACCCATCATTAATTCGTGAAATGCAAGAGTTTGGCGCAAAGCGTTCACTTGAATTTGAAAGTCCAAAAGAGGCTAAGAAAGCATTTGAAAAATTAAAAGATGGACTTAATAACAAAATAGAATGGAAAACGCCATCGCCTAATGCTTATGATGGTTCAACAATTAGCCGATTTGACTTTGAAGTGCCAATAATGTTTAACCCAAACCTTACTCACATTTCAGGGTTTGACTTTTCAAAATCGGGCTATCGGATGGGATACGACCCATACCAACCATATACAGAACCATCAAAATATAAAGTTATTCGTTTGCCACGTAAGGTTAAAAAACAACTTAAAAAGTTTTGGAAAGGTAAAATGGTTAAATCAAAGTTACCTTTCTATTTGGGTATATCAAAGGTTAGTCAGTATTATTATTGTAAGGTTAAGGAGGAAAAATAGTATGATAAAAATAAACTTAAATGACGAAACAATAGCCCTCCTGCAACGCATGGGTAGTGTCGTAAATGCAGAAGATGGTAAAACTTATTACTTTCTGCCTTTTTGGTTTGAGTGTGATAATGAAAGTGAAAATTCATTTATTATACACCATTTGAATAGGCTGCCAAAGCCGTTAGTTGATAAGATAATTAAAGATAGGGAGATATGAGCGCAGCCGCAATAATGTGTTTAATGGATTCAGTTAAATATAAAAAACCAAATTCAGAACCAATTCGGGGCGGAATGGTAATATTTGGCATGAATACCCCACGCACATTAATTGAGAAAAGTACTGAAATTGTATTTAAATGGGTCGACTATAACGATGGTCTATTTTATGTCGGAAAACAACTTCGTATAATTGATGGTCAAGAATATGTTTATACCATACAACTATCAATATACGATTATGAATACACAAAGGGCAATTATGTAGTAATTGGTGATGAAATGGGAAGATACTGAAGACCAGTGAAATTCCGACATATGTGAAAATAGGACTTGGTGTAAATTAGGACTGCACGCAGAAAGAGCATAAAACAGAATTACAGCCGCATTCGGTACTGATAGGGTCTAAGGTCCTTTGCTTTTTAAACCGTCCAAGTCCTTTTCGCCCGTACATTCCTTAACTTCATAAACTGCTTAACCTTTTCGGGTGCGGTATTATTCCGTACGTTCTCAAACCCGCCAATTAGCGCCATACCAAAAGCGATCACGTCATCATAAGCCGTACGGTCATCCGTAGTGTATACTTTCAACTGCTGCACCAATTCCAAATAGTACAGCTTATGCCAATGGTTTTTTAGGTATTCATGGATAACCTGAGTGTGCTTTTGCAGGGCGTAAGGGTCTTTAGATGGCGTGCCATACTTTACAGCCACCCTTTTTCGCTGCGGGTCAACGGTAATAGCAGGTCGCCACATAACATAGTTCTTAAAACCGTTTTGGAGGAATGTTTCGTAGTAGTCGTCCACATCACTTTCATAGTTAGCCTTGCATCCGTAGTATTGGCACATCAGCATCACATTCTTATGAAAATCCGCTTTCATTCGGGTACGTTGCGCATATCTGCATACCATCATTGCGCTATTATCCGGGTCGTTAATCACACCTTTCCTATACACATAGGCAACCGCCATAGACGCCTGCTTACCCGTGGTAATAGTTGCTGCAAAAGGGTCGACACCGATAGCAAACTCATCTGTCATAGCTGGGGCGAACAGACCGTTAGCGTGTAATTTCCGCCTGTTGCTCTCGCTTAAAGGGTTTAAAAAGTCCCAACAAATCTCGAAGTAACCTCTCTTATCATCACGCCATTTAACCTGACCATCCATGTCGTCACGGTAGAAAGTAATGCGCCTTAATAAGTTTTTAGGTGCTTCCTCCATTAGATAATCTTCCTGTTGCCCCAATTCAGGTGAGCTGAACTCACCGTTACCGTCTTTGCCTTGAAAGGCGTGTTTGATATTTAGCGGATTTTTTCTTTGGGCAGACAGTAATGCTTCACCCTCTAAGTTAGCCCATGTAGCAAGTATATATTCCTTTGCTAATGCTCTATTTGATATGCCATACTCATCTACAAAAGGCTCTCCAGTTAAGGGGTGGTTGGATAAGAAACCGAAATCTGCGGGTATAAACAGGTTGGTAAGCATGGTGTTCGTCCTACCCGTTGCCTCGCTCTTTGTTGACATAGCCGAACCCACCCATGTTTCATAGAAGTTCTTACCGCCCTTCTTCTCCATTTCCTCTACGGTAGTAGTCTGTAATGCCTTGCCAGTAATGTTAGCGCCTTTCATTAAACAGTACTTCACAATCTCCCAACGGGTGTTTACATTTACCTCCAGGGTTTTACCATTTTCGTCACTGTAGTAGGTAAATAGTTCCTCACCATCATACGCTTCTTCCGTAGAAGACCTATGGTCAATGGATGAATTAAGCGCATCCTGGTATATCTTTTTGTCCCCTTTTGTAGACTTTTTACGAGGTTCGAAGAAGTCGAGCGAGCTTGAAGGGCGTGTTTCGCCGCTATCCAATGGCTTCAACCATTCGGGCAACTTTGTCCAACTTGCCACCATCTTATTGAATACTACCTTTACATCTGAATTGGTCTTAGATTGTATACCCGCCCTGACATCTGAATTGGTAGCGGTACGGAAATATAC